AATATAAAATTACTAATCAATGATAATCTTGACACAGAAGGAAGATCGTATAAACATACAATGAAGATGATGATGGAAGATGGAATATTCAATGTGTTACCCAAATCGGATGATGCTTGGATTAAATTTCTCAATCCTTTTCTTAGATTAACAAGAAAAGAAAAAAATAAAAAACGTGTAAACTAAAAAAATTAAAAAATTATGCAAGATCAAGACATTACTAAATTTGAATTTCTTTTAACACTGGAGAAAAACATTGTTATTCAGAGATTTTTCAACGTCGCCAATTATAATCCGGAGGCCAAAAATTCCTTATTTTTACATGATTGTGTAGAAGGTATTTGTAAAAATATTTCGCATGATTTAAAAATGAAAACGTTTGATTATATGAGCGAAAACCCAAAATTTTGGTCAGAATCCAATATGGAAGAAGAAACATCCGATAATAAGGAAGAATATTTTTTACTAACGATTAAACTGGGTGACGAACTATTTATTTCTAGAAGGTTTCCGGCGCATATTTTTCACCCTAAAGTAAGGTATGCGGTGGATATAAGGCCCAGAGTCAGGGCGTTTTTGTCTGATTTAACAGATGTGCTTTCATCTAAAACTCAGAATAAAACCTACCTTCAATATGAAATGAAATAGAGGAAATAATATGGATGAAAGAAATTTTGGGCACCTTGGTACGACATTCCAACAAGGATTAATTAAAACGATAATAGAGGATAAAAAGTTTGCGGTAACAATTGTCGATGTAATCGATAGTAAATATTTTGATGGGCCATATTTTAAATATATTATGGAAAACATCAAAGAATTATACGCATTATATGGATGTATTCCTAATTACGATACGCTTCAGCAAAAAATAATGAAGGAAAACCGGGATATCAGTGGCAAGATTAATATCGACACATTGACGACCATCAAAGATATGGAGTTAGAAAATCCAGGGTATATTCAAGATACATCACTTAATTTTTGTCGTCAACAGGTTTTGAAAAGATCATTGAAGCAGGTTGAGGAAATTATGAATAATGGAGCATTTGAAGATTATAATAAAATTGAAGACATCGTTCAGAAAGCATTGCAAGTCGGGACATCAACAGATGAAGTACGTGATGTTTGTCATAATGTTCGTGAGGCGTTACAAAAAGATAGTAGAGTTCCATTTCCAACAGGTATTACTGGAATAGATAACCTTCTTAAAGGTGGGTTAGCAAGAGGAGAAGTTGGTATTATACTCACGCCCACGGGTATTGGAAAAACGAGCATGCTCACTAAAATTGCCAATTCAGGATATAATACGGGGGCGAATGTTTTACAGATATTTTTTGAAGATAATGTGAATGATATTCTTCGAAAACATTATACGATTTGGACAGGAATTTCTCCTGATGATCAGCCAAAAAATGAGGAAGAAGTTGTAAGGATTGTTAATGAAATAGGCGACAGGGATAATAAACTTTTACTTTTGAAACTTCCGGCATTTGGGGTTTCAGTTGCTAATATTAAATCTAAAATTAGGAAACTTGAATCAGAAGGATTTAATCTTGATGTATTACTTATTGACTATATCGATTGTATTTCGCTTGAAAGGAATATTGATGGCGAAGAATGGAAAGGAGAGGGAACGATTATGAGGAGTTTGGAAGCAATGACCGATGAATTTAATATCGCTATATGGACTGGAACCCAAGGAGGAAGATCGAGTATTTCATCTGAAGTTGTTACCACAGACCAAATGGGAGGTTCAATTAAAAAAGCTCAGATTGGACATGTTGTAATATCAGTTGGTAAGACTCTTGAGCAAAAGGAGAATAATCTTGCCACTATAACATTACTCAAATCGCGTATCGGTAAGGATGGAATTGTATTTCAGAATTGTAAGTTTGATAATGAATATCTTATAATCGACACTGAATCTCAGAATACTCTTCTTGGTCATGAGGAAGAAAGAGCTGAAAAGAAAAAAGAGCACGCCACTGAGGTTTATAAAGCCGCATTAGAAAGTAAAAGTAAAACAAGGAAGAAAGTTGAATCAGAAATTAACTCTCTTATTGAAAAGAAAGAAATAATTGAAAATGAACTTCATCATACTGAAGATTTACTTAAATCAGTTGGAGAAAAATTTGAACCTCCGGTTCATGTATCGGTTCCGCCATCAGGTGTGGGCATTCTTAGTGTAATTGGAACTGTGGATATAGAACCAATCATAGATAAAACAACAGAAAGCCCGTCAGAAATGTCGAAAGAAGAAAAAGATCACAGGAGGATTGTCGAATTAGCTCGAGAAAGACGAATGGCGAAAACATTAAAATTTGTTGAAGAATATGCTACCGATACCGGATAAAATCCATTATAGGAAATAAATTAATCACATTATAAATAAAATAACCTATGGTAGATAAAATATTAAAAGTATATACAAAGCAAGAAGTTGAAAAAGCGTCGTTAGAATATTTTAAAGGAGATGAGCTGGCAGTTGATGTTTGGATGTCCAAATACGCATTAAAAGATACTGAAGGAAATTTTATTGAAATTACTCCTGATGATATGCACCTAAGATTAGCTGAAAATTTTTATATGGCCGAATCATCATATAATAATGATATTAGTGAAAATTTATCTGAATATGGGAAAAAAAGATGTCCATTAACGCAAGATAAAATTTTTAATTACTTTAAAGATTTTAAATATATATCGCCACAAGGATCAATTATGAATATGTTGGGTAATGATAGTGTTATCGGTTCATTATCAAATTGTGTTGTTCTCCCAAAAATACATGATAGTTATGGCGGTATAATGTATGCTGATCAACAATTGGTTCAATTATTTAAAAGACGTTGTGGAGCTGGGCTTGATATATCAACATTAAGACCTAAGAATACTAAGGTAACTAATGCCGCAGGATCAACAACTGGTGCCATTTCATTTATGGAAAGATTTTCAAATACCACTCGTGAAGTTGGACAATGTTTATTTGAAGATACATTAATTTTAACTAAAAATGGATTAAAAAAAATAAAAGAGATTGTTAAAGGTGAATATGTGTGGACTGAAAATGAGTGGGTTATAGTTGCGAATGTTATTAAAAATAAAAAGAAAACTTATAAAATCACCACAAAATATGGAAATGAAATTATTGCGTCAAGAGATCATGTGTTTCATTCAATAAACGGAGAAAAAAAAGTTAGTGAGTTTAATGCTGGCGATCAAATCACAATGATTTGGGGTGATGGTAATAAAAATAATAAATATATTTCATTAATAAACCCAAACATTGAAAATTCAGGCAGTAGATTAGTAGAGCATACTTTACCTGAAATATTAGATGAGGATTTTGCGTATGTATTAGGATATATGTATGGCGATGGATCATTTGATAAAAAAACGTCCAAAACCACGGGTAATCATATTGGTACAGAAATAAATTTTGCATGTGCATTGGATAGACCGGAAATTATTGAAAAATTAAAATTTTTATGGAATAAACTGTTTAAATCATATTTGAATAGTAAAGAATGTGATGGTGGATGGCTCGTATTAAGAATAGGGTCTCAACAGATTTATAAATTTTTAATTGAAAATAGTATTGCAAAACAAAAAGCGGGAAGTTTAATTTTTCCCGAAAAGATATTAAACTCACCATCATCAGTACAATTATCATTTATTGCTGGATATTTTGACGCAGATGGTTGTGTGCATATTAAAAAGAAAGGGTATATTTTTAAGAGTATAGATAAAGATTTTTTATTAAATATTAAATATATATTATCTTCTTTTGGTATATTAACCAAATTACATATTGAAGATAGATCTTGTAAGAATTGGCAGAATATATATTCTTTATGTGTTGTTGGGGCGTTTTCAAAGATCGGATTCAAAAAACTATTAATTGAAAGCTTAAAATTAGAAAAACAAAATTTTTCAGTAAATAGAGATCGTTTTTTATCCATATATAAAACAGACGATATAACAGAAATTACAGGGCACAAGAAGTACACATATCTTACAGATAATACGCAATTTTTATCGACAAATGCAATAAGAAGATTAAAAGAGGATAATATAAATACAAAAGTTTCCAACCCCGTATTATATCAAGATTTTATTGATAAGATTATTGAATTTGAAGAAGAATCAAATGTATATGATTTAATGTTGGCGGACACACATTTATTTTGGGCAAATGGATTTTACGCGCATAACTCCGGACGCCGTGGGGCCCTGATGATTAGTATTGATATCAGGCATCCTGATATTGATGATTTTATTAAAATTAAGAGAGATTTAAAGAAAGTAACAGGAGCAAACATTTCAGTTAAATTGAGAGATGATTTTATGCAAGCAGTTGAAAAGAATGAAAAATATATGTTACGATTTCCTGTTGATGTAGATCCCAAAGACGCTGATTCCATAAAAGAGATCAACGCTATCGATTTATGGAATGAAATAATCAAATCGGCTCATCAATCTGGAGAGCCTGGTCTCATATTTAACGATAGACAACATTTATATTCGACTTCATCAATTTATCCTAACTGGACAAATATTAGTACCAATCCATGTATTATTGATGCCGCATGGATAATGACAGAAAATGGCCCGGCTCAGGTTAAAGATTTAATTAATAAAAAATTTATAGCAATTATCAATGGAGGTAAATATAGTTCAACAAATCGGGGATTTTTTTATACGGGGACTAAAGATGTCTATAAATTAACGACTAAAAAAGGATATGAAATAATTTCTACAGATAATCACAAATATAAAAAGATAATAAAGAAAAAAAGAGAAAAAATTAACACCGATTGGGTTGATCTCAAAAATCTAAATATTGGAGATAGAATAATGTTAAACGATAATTCAAATGTTAATTGGGATGGATACGGTAACAGAGAAATAGGATGGCTGGTTGGTTATTTAATTGGTGATGGAAATATCTGTAATGGACGAGCTAATTTAGATTTTTGGGGTATTGATAAAATAGAATTAAAAGATTTGGCCGTTTCTTTTATTAAAAAAAATTATAAATACAGGGAAAATTTTTTTGGTGAAGGATCAAATAATTCAAAAAGTGTAGAATATCACGATAGGATTAGAATTTCATCGGATTCATTATTTAAGGAATTCCAAAATTTTGATATTGATGGTGCTAAAAATTTGAACGAAAAAATAGAATTAACAAGTTCCGAATTTTATAAAGGGATAATATCAGGATATTTTGATGCTGATGGAACGGTGACAAAAAATATAAATAAAGGTATAACAATAAGGCTTGGATCAATAAATTTACATAATTTAAAAACAATACAGAGAATGTTATTAAGAATTGGTATTGTTTCGAATATACATGAAAAAAGAAAGAAAAGAGGATTTAAATTTATGCCCGATGGTAAAGGAGGGCAAAAAGAATATATGTGTCAAGATTTTCATGAGCTTTTAGTATCAAAATATAATGTAGAAATATTTAGAGATGTTATTGGATTTAAATCAAAACAAAAGAATAATGAATTAGAAAATATAATAAGTCGAATAAATAAGAGAGGATTCTATAATGAATATTATTATGATGAAATTAAATCAATTGAAAAAATAGGATCTGAGAATGTTTATGATTGTACCATTAACGATATACACGAATTTGATGCTAATGGACTTTTAGTTCATAATTGTAGTGAGATAGCCATGAATGATGACAGCTGTAGATTAATGGTTGTTAATTATTTTGGATGCGTTGAGAATCCATTTACTGAGAACGCTAAGTTTAATTTTGAAAAATTATATGAAATTGCATATGAAGCACAAAGATTAATTGATGATTTGGTTGATTTAGAGTTAATTGCTGTTGATAAAATTATTAAAAAAATTAATAACGATCCCGAGCCAGAATTTATTAAAAGCGTTGAAATTAAAACTTGGAAAAATTTATATGAAAAAGGTAAATCAGGCAGGCGTACTG